CCTGATTATCTGGTAGAACAAATTGAAAAGTCCATGAATGACGGGGATTACTTAACTAGAGCATACAGGTTCTTCGATGATCCCGGTTATGAGCCGACACCGCAACAATATAAAAAAGCAATTCAGAGGCTTACGAAAGACGGCTTAACCGAAGAACAAGTGGAAGCGCGGGTTAACAAGTTTGTCGCCCAATATAAAGCTCCTAGATGGGAGGTTGAAGCACTACGCAGACGTTATGGGATTAAGCCAGGTGGCGATGGCAAAGGCAATGCAGCGTATCAGAGAGATTTGCGCTCAATCCAAACACCTACACAAAAGCGAATCCAAAAGTTTCGCGCAAAACTACAAGGCGAGCGCATGAGCGAAGCGGAAGCGCAGCAATATCTTGCCGACTTAAATTCCAGACGAGCTGATGCAGATAAGTTGCAGGAATATGCGATGTCTAAAAACTCTGGTATCCTCACAGAAAAGAAAGACCTTGCTCCAGAAATACGTGACTATCTTGGAGAATATGTGGAACCGGGTCAGCGCGTTGCGGCTACCATGTCTAAGATGGCTAGATTGAATGCCTACGATACGGCAGACAAAACCATTGCCAAGCAACTGGCTGACGCTGGTATCGCTAGAAGCGAGGATATACAAGGCTTTGTGCGGCTTAACTTACGCAGAGGAGATGCCTCGCTGGATGGAAGTCCTTTATATGTCCCGCCCGAAGTCCAATCCTCCATCAACCAGTTGTATGGTGCTGATGTCCCCGGCAAAACACACAGCAAAATAGTTGAGGTGTTGAACGATGCTTGGGATTCACAGGTGTCCATTTCCAAGGCAGCTAAGGTTGTGGCCAACCCACCATCATACATGGTGCAGGTTTTCGGAAACATGGTTAACCTGGCTGGCATGGGTATGAACCCAGTCAAAGGATTGAGGACTGGAGTCCAGATGGGCCGCGCTCAATTTGCTGGTGGCAAAGTGCTTGATGTGTTTTCTGGCTTAGACTCGGCACAAAGCATTGCCAAGTTCAAAGACTACAAAAGGCGTGGCTTGCTACCTGCTGGTGTGAGCTATGAAGATATGAAGTCCGGTTTGAGTGGTGGCATTGGACGACAAGCTAGCAAAATTATTGAGCCGCTTGGTAAGGCATACAGCATTGCCGATATTGCAGGTCGTGTGGTTGCCTATGAAAACTACGCACAACAGTTACGCAAGTTTGCTCCAGGTGCAGATGAAACCAAGCTACTGGATATTGCACAAGAGCTAACGAACAACACGTATCAGAATTACGACTACCTCAACAAGACACTTCGCACATTGTCGCGTAAAGGTGTGATGCCTCAGTTTGCGTCATTTACGATGGAGTTGATGCGTAACCAATACAACCAAGGCAAACTCATTAAAGAGATGCTGTCAGGCAAGATGGCAGATCAGTTGGAGCAAGAGTTGGGTGTGGCGGTCAATCGCACAGCCATACGAAAAGAGGGAGCTAAAAGGCTCGTAGCGTTGTCAGCGGTTTACGGTTCGCTTGAAGGAGGTCGGCGTTTATTCAATGGTCAATCTTTGGACGATGAAGAAATGCAAGCTATTCGTGAGACTGTGCTGCCAGAGTGGGATGAACAACAGTCCGTTGCCGTGCGTAGAAATGGTGAAGAAGTGGGATACATGAACACCAGCTATCTCGCCCCGCACGATACTCTGCTGGGTATGTTCAATGCTGGTTTGCGCGGAGAATCTTTTGCAGAGCAAATGGCTAATGCCACCGAGGCACTTGCAGATCAATTTGTCGGTGAAGGTAGTTTCCCGTTTCGTGCCGCTTACGAGGCCGTGTCCAACAAAGACGAATCGGGGGCGGTGATTAGCACAAGCCCTGACGCTTGGGGCCAGCTCACCGACCGCATGAAGTATTATGCGGAAACTGTTTACGAGCCTGGTATTTCTCGTGAAATTGAAAAAGCCAAGGGTGGGCAATCTGTTGCCACCACGGTCGCACGACAGGCTGGCTTGCGTTGGAACAAGACGAGCATCCCCGATGGATTTAGATTTAAGGCTAAGTCATTTAATGACACGCAGGACGCTATTAGAAAGAGCCTTGCCAGAGCTGCTTATTCCGAGATGGATACGCTTGGCCGGACGAAAACTCAGGAAGAACTGGGGCTGGAATACCAAACCCTTAATAACAACCATCGAGCCAATATGGAGCAGTTGGTCAGGCACGCCAACAACCTACGCAAGTTGGGATACGATGATGATGGAATCATGGACTTGATGATTGATGGTCGTGTATCCTCCGATAGTGCAATGGCAGCGGTGCGCGGGGAAATTGACGATTTGGAGGTCATTGATCGTGAATCTGTATCAGAAGTCTACGAGCGGTTATTGGATGAGCCGGGTCGCTCCATCGAGAAGAAGATTATCACCATTGCGAGGGATGATCCGTTTTTGGGTAAAAAGCTGGCCGAGCATCACAAGCGTGCTGTTATAGATCAGAAGATGGGTGTATCCACTGTTGACCGAGTTTTGCGTGGCATGGACATTGACAAGCAAATGAAGTATGTGACCCGTGATATGGAGCGGAGCAATAACCCTAAGGCGGTTCTGGATAACTACGCCAAGCGGGGTATTGTGGGACAGGAAGCCTACTACAAGCTCCTCAAGACCATACGGAAATAGGCTTGCCAAACGGCTTAAAGCCAATAAAGTCGCAGCATGGACGAACCCAAGGAGGAACTGGCCGAGCTTGAGGACAAGGAGAATATGTCCAAGTTCTTTGCTCAGATTAAGGAGCGTGCCAAGGAGTTGCCTCCGAACAGCCTAGAGAACACCAAGCCGCACGTAGCGGCTAAGGCTTTGTGGATGTTGTCGCTGGGTGAGTCTATCCGCGAGGTGAGCCGTGTGACTGGCGTAGGCCATGAGACAGCACGCCGCCTGATGTGTGACCACAAGGAAACATACGAGGCTCAGCAGAAGCTCGCAGCGGTGCGTTACACGATGGGGGCGCAGGAGTTTGTAGACCGAATCTTTGAGTGGTCTGAGATGGCTGCTAACGACCGGGAGATGCTCAAGCGGATCAGCCCTGACAAGCTGGCTATGACGGCTGGCATCTTACAAGACAAGGCTTTGACGCTCTCAGGGCAGGCTACCAGCGTGGTTGAGCATCGCAAGGGCAAGAGTATCGAGGAGGCGTTGGAGCTAATCAAGGCTGCGCGTGAGCGGGTTGCTAAGGGCAAGGTAGTCGAAGCTGAAATTGTCGAGGATGCTTGAGTGGACTAAACACCCTATCCTGCCGATCCCCTCAGACGAGGAGATTGCAGCGATGGATGCCGAGGAACTGCTTGCCATCCATGAGGTGCGCGAGCAGGCCATCAGGGACGCTCAGGACGACCCATACCGCTATGGCTTCCGTCTGCCTCACTGGGAGCGAGCAGAGGAGCAGCTACACGAAGTAGACGAGATTCTGGCAAGCGGAGGCAACCGGAGCGGCAAAACTGCATGGGGTAGCTTCTGCGTTGTCAAGGCGGCTATTGAAAACCCCAAAAGCATAATTATGTGCTTTGCTCAGACGAGCGAGGTGAGCGTGCGCCAGCAGCAGAGCGCGGTGTATCAATGGTTGCCACCAGAATACAGGCGCAAGCAAACGGGTGCATCCACATACATTAGTTACACGGTCAAGAATGGATTTACTGACAACTCGTTCATTCTGCCCAATGGTTCGCAGGTGATCTTCAAGACTTATTCACAGTATCAGAATAACCCTACAATCTTGGAGGGTGCTGAACTTGGCTGTAAAGACCCCGTGTGGCACAACATTGGTTGCTGGCTGGACGAATATCTGCTTGGTGAGGACTTGATTGGAACGCTGCGTTTCCGCTTGGCTACGCGCAATGCCAAGATGCTAGTCACGTTTACACCCATTGACGGATGGACTGAGGTGATTAAGGACTACTTAGACAAGGCTAAGACTGTTGAGGCGAGGGAGGCAGAGCTGCTGAATGGCGAGCCAGTTCCGTATGTCCAGCGCAGCCACAACCGCAACGCCTCAATACATTACTTCCACACTAAGGATAACCCGTTTGGTGGTTATGAGCGTATCAAGAACGATCTTAAAGGTAGACCCCGTGAGGAAATCTTGATTCGCGCCTACGGTGTGCCAGTGAAGTCGCAGGCCACCAAGTTTCCTAAGTTTAACAAGGAGGTGAACGTGATACCGCAGGACATGGTTCCCACCAAGGACGTGACCCGCTACTGCATTATTGACCCGGCAGGCAGCAAGAATTGGGCGATCTGCTGGATTGCCGTGGATGCCACTGGAACCTACTACGTCTACCGCGAGTGGCCTGACAGCACGATTGGCGACTGGGCTGAGTGGAAGGGTGGCAAGTGGGTTGCTGGTCAGGGTGCTAAGGGATTGGGCTACGGCATTAAGGACTACGTGCAGCTAATCCTTGAGCTAGAGGGCGGGGAGGAAATCTACGAGCGGATCATTGACCCTCGCCTCGGTGCAGCCAAATATCAGGCACAGGATGGAAGCAGCAGTATTATCGAGGACTTGGCTGAAAACGGGATCGTTTGTATACCTGCGCCAGGTATCGACATTGAGGACGGCATTCAAGCGTTGATTAGCAAGATGAGCTATGATACAAGCAAGCCGCTAGACAGCGTGAACCGCCCGAAATTCTACGTTACAGACGAGTGTATGAAC